ATTTTGTTAACGTAATAATTTTACAAATAATATATTAAATCAATAAAATTATTTTTAATAATTTAAATTATTTCAACTTAATCAGATAATATTTTAGTTTTGATTCCGAAATCTTCTATGGATTCCCTCAAATATACATTAGCCCAAAATGGAAAATTAGAATTTGCAGAATATGGAATAATTCCTTTGCATTCTGGTAAAACGTGTCCTGTACCTTTTAATTGAGGATAATAATTATTTTCCGAACTATTGATCATATTTATAAGAGAACAAGGGAATCTCAGAGAAAATCCACCTTCACAAAGACCTGTTAATGATAATCCGCGTTTCTTGAAAACGTACAAATGTTTACTAAAGTCAAAAATCTAGCATGATTATATATTCATAGGTAATAAACCGTCATATGATAACCATTGTTTATTTTTCAACAACAAACTTTGATTTAAAAAGTTTGGTATCTAAATTCAAATATCTAATTAATTCGTTTTGTTTATGAATATTAAAGAAGAAAAAATTTCATATATTTTTTCCAATTAATTTTTAAATTTTTTTTCACTTTTTTAACATAATCATAAAGTTCCTTAAAATATGATATTTCAATTTGTTCATCAAATAAATCGCTAAAAATTATTTTTTTGATAAAAGAATCATCAGATTCATTCACTACAGGAAGTGTGTACCCATGAAAAAAATTATTGTCATATTCTTGATTGAAATATTTATTAATTTCAGCATTATCTCAATCTCTTTTTATAATATCTCTAATTCTCCAAATATTATGAACGGGTGCAAAACCAAAAGGAATAATAATAATTTCCGAACAATATTAGTTTTCGAAGGTTTCGAAACATAAAATCTATGTAATGTGGAAATAGATGGATTTATTTTATTAATCATATTATCAAAAGGATTATAATTATATCATTAATTAATTAATTCCTAAATGACCAACTTATTTTTTTTATAATCAAATATTACTATTCATAAAAATCATCGAACTTTTTCAAAATAGAGATATTATCATTATGTTTCCAAACATTATGTTTAGACACATTTAAAACCTTTTATTGTGATTTCTTATACAAATTTGCATTTGAGATCTTATATATTAAAAACAAATGTGTTTTTAAACGTTGGCATCTAAAAACATTTTATAATTATGGTCCTTAAATATTATTAACAAAAAATATGTGTTATTGAGGATGTTGCATCTACAAATGTAAAAAGTTCGATGCATTTTGGATCAGTAATGATATTGATTCGAAATTATTTAAGTTCTTTTTTATTAACTTTAAAAATATGTCTATTAAAAATATTTTGATGTAATTCAAGTTTTTTATAAATAAAGAATATAATACAAATTTCACTCTAATTAATAAAGAAAAAAATCATTTTTTTGGTTTTTTTAATTATTATTAATAAATTAATAAAATAATTCGAAACAAAAATCTATTATAATTAAAATTTTCATCTAATTAATAATATTTCATCAACACAATTTTGTGCTTCTAAACATCTATTAAGAGATTTAATTCTAATTTCATTATCACAAATATTATGCATAGTATTCCATTTTGCCCAGTTATATAATAAAGTTGGCCATAAACGTATTTCGTAGTTTGTTTCAACATCTGTTTTCCCAATCAGAGATATAAAACTATTACTTTTCATTTTTTTTATAATTTTTAATTGGGAACTTGATTCAAGTATTGATGACATTTCCTCTAGATTACATGACCAAGGATTTATTATATTAAAAGAAATAATATCATTCATATTATAAGATAAAACGAATCTTTTTCCATATTTCATAACCCGATCAAAAATTATATTTTTTAGGGAAGCAGATGTTGAAATTCTTGGTTCATATTCATAAATAAAATTATTTTTGTCCAATATGTTTTTTATATATTTTTTTAGATCAATATAGACATTCTGATGCAACAAAACGAGACTATCCCAATCTAAATCAGGATATTTTGAAGCTTCGTTTTGTGCTTCATATAATGTAGAAAATTCCATGATGGTATAATTAGTTAAATATTGATCATTAACATTAAATGAACCTCTTAAAATTTCGAATCCAGCATTATATTTTTGAACAGGAGTAATTAATACCTGATATATATTTTCTATTTTTCTGATACGATTCATAATAAATAGTATTAACAAAAAAATGAAATTTAAATATTTTGAATTTTTATAATCTATATTAAAATATATTTAAACCATGAGAAAAAGAATTTTTAAGTGCAATATTAGTAAAAATGAAATAGAATATACATGTGACATCGCAAATAAAATAGTATATTTTGGTGAAACGAATATTGATCCAAAATTACCCAAAGGATTTTTTTTGTTATTAAGAACATCAATTGATGAATTTATTGATAAGGGTTACAAAAGATTTGTCCAAACAATATCTCCTAGTGAATGGGAAACATTATTAAAAAAAAATGAAAAGTGGAAACTAATAGAAAAACATAGTGAATATTATGTTATAGAATGTGATATTAATGATGCATTATTCAATATATCAAAAGGCTTAGAAATATAATTTTTTTTTATCTTTGAATATTATAATGAATAAATTATTGGAATATTATAATAATAATGATTTTGAAAATGTAAAAAATAACATATTGACTAGTGATTATGATGAAGAAAAATTAAATAGTATTTGTAATTTTTTTATTTATAAATTACTAAACAAACAAATAAAAGAATTTATTTTTGTCAAAATTATCGACACAATGATAAAGACTAAATTTAATATCTTATCAGTTAAAAATATTAAACTTATAATTAATTTATTATATAATTATAATTTAATTTGTTCGGGAACCATATTGAAAATAATATGTGAAAAAAAAATTATAGAAACCTATATATTAAATGTTTTCAAGATAATAAATAAGGATTCGAAATTATGGAATTTAATTTTAGTAAATCTTGGTCTAGATGACTTTACGAAATTAATATTTGATGAAAATATTAATAAATTAGAGAATATATTTAAAAGTTTAAAAAAATATTTAAAATCATATTCTAACATCATCAGAATAGAAAAACAATTTTTAATTGGGAATTTTAGATATGATGATGATTTCATTAGAAATGAACATGAATTTAACATTACAGAAGAAATTATTAATCGTTTAGTTTTACTTGTTGATTTTTTTGGTATTAATTATTTGACCCACATTAAAATTAAAATAATTAGAGAATCTCAATTTAGGCAAATGTCTTTTAATGAGAAGCAATTATATTATTATAATAATATTTCTATTTTAAAAAGTCACAATTATTTATTAATTAATAAAATTAATATATTGATTGATTTAATTAATCAATACAAAAAAATATTTAATATTATTTCAAATAATTCTGATATTGACAATGATATCATAAATGATGAAATTGAATATTTAGATACTTTAACAAATTATAAATTGAATGATTCTGATAGTTTATTTATGGATTTGAAAGAATATGATAATGTAAAACTTATAGATGACAATGAAAAAAATTTATTAATAGATGCTATCAGTTCAAAGTATATTTGTAACGATAATATAGAGACTGAGAAAAAATAAATGCAAATATCTAAAAAAAAAAATAATTCGTTACAACCTATATAAATAAAATACAATATATATATATAATATAGTATGTATAATAATAAGGGAAAATCGAATCCAACCGATTTTAATAATAAAAGTGATGATTTTACTGAATCTGATAATTTCAGTAAATCAAATTCGGTAGATAGAAGAAATAATTATTATAATGGTTATCAAAATAAATATTCATCTGGACATAAAAATAATTATCACGATAATTATCAAGATAATTATCAAGATAATTATAAAGATAATTATCAAAATAATTATCAAAATAAATATCGGAATAATTATTATAAAAATAATTATAATAGGTTTGATAAGAATTACAGAAAATATAATAAATTTAATGACGAAATTCAGAACAAATATTATGATAAATATCAAACCAAAAATAAATATCAAAGTAACTATCAGGAAAATGACAAACCAGTTCAAAAAGAAGACAATAATTTAACAAAAAATACTGGGAATGAACATAAGGAAGAATCTACTAAAAATAATCAAGTAAAACAACAAAAAAGTTTTGCCGAAATTTCTGAAGAGAAGAAAAAGAAGCCTTTAACAAGTTTAAAATCCCTAAATTATGAAAATAATTGGGAAAGTATTATGAACAAAATCGAATCTGTAGATTTCAAAGGGAAAAAAATTGGAAAACAACCAAACAAAATTTGTGAATCCTTCGAAGATATGAATTTAAAGGAAAATTTATTAAGAGGTATATATGCATATGGTTTTGATAAACCATCGAAAATTCAACAGGAAAGTATTCCTATTATTATTTCTGGCAGAGACATTATTGCACAATCTCAATCAGGAACTGGTAAAACAGGAGCTTTTACATGTGGTTTATTACAACAAATTGACGAAACTAAAAATTTTCCACAAGGAATCATCCTTTCACATACAAGAGAATTAAGTACACAAATATCATTTGTAATAAGACAATTAAGTAAATATATGAATATTGAAACCGTATTGTGTACTGGTGGTGTTAATATTGAGGAAAATCTAAATAAAATAAAAACATCACAGGTAATAATAGGAACACCTGGAAGAATTAATGACATGATAGTAAGAAAAACATTTGATTCCAAAAGAATTAAAATTTTTTGTATTGACGAAGCAGATGCATTATTGAGGAGAGAATTTATTGATCAAACTCATAAAATCGTTAAAAGTTTACACAGTAAGACTCAAATTTGTATATTTTCAGCCACATTATCAGATGAAGCTTTAGAAATAACAAAAAATTTTGTAGTTGATCCAGTCAGAATATTAGTCCATTCTGATAAATTAACTTTGGACTTAATACATCAATTTTACATTGATGTTGGCCAAGATAAATATAAATTAGATACACTTGATGATTTATATAATAATCTTTCTATTGGACAATGTATTATTTATGTTAATACTATTGAAAGGGCCAATTGGTTGAAAAACAAACTTGCCGAACGAGATCATGTTGTCGAAACGATACATAGTGGCCTATTACCAATAGATAGAGCTAATATTATGAATCAATTTAGATCAGGCATCTATCGAGTATTAATTAGTACTGATTTATTATCTCGTGGTATTGATGTCGAACAAGTAGGTTATGTAATAAATTATGAATTAACAAATGATTTAGATTGCTATTTACATAGAATTGGGAGAAGTGGTAGATATGGAAAAAAAGGCGTTGCAATTAATTTTGTTACTAATCGAGATAAATATATTATTAAAGATTTAATGGAAAAATATAATGTTGATATTAAAGAGATGCCACAAGCACAATATCTAAATGAATATTTGAAATCATAATAAAATTTTAATATTATTGTCTATATTTTGTTTTCTTAACAAGTATTATTTTTTTAAATACCAATTCAAAAAAATAATAAAAAATTGAAAATTATATTATTTTAAACAACTCTTTTTACAAAACATTAACAAGTTCGTCACAATGGAGTTACAACATTTGATATTTTTCGCATTATCTGCGGAATTTATTGCGTTATTTATCTGGTTTTTTATATCCGTTTTTATATATGGATATACTAAACTATCAATAGCATATAATATTTTAACCCTAATATTTTTGACATGTTTTAGTAGATATGTTATTAATGAAGTTAAAAAACTAGAAAAAAAATGGAATATAATAACATTATATTGGATGGGTATAATATTTTCTATTATTAGTGGTTGTATTGGAAACATATTGCTATGGACTCAATATGAACAATTAATGAAATCTTTACTTGTCTACATTACTATAATTATAAATAATATAATTTGGTCATTATATTTCATTTTGACAACAAAAAATATTATGATAAATAAAAAAGAACAAAATATATCGTATTTGATTTGTGGTACCTATTTCCTGTTACAATCAATTATTAACATAATTTATGATCATAATAATAAATTAGCACTAGCTATCAACATCATATTTATTATAATGATATTGATAATAATTATCTATTATAACTATAATTTTATTTCAAAAAATGATCTTGATGATGTAATTGAACCTTTACAAATCATAAGTTGGTTGACCAAACCAATAGCATTTTCTCTAAATATAATAGTAATAAGTTCAATTTTATGTAATAGAATAAATCAAAACGCATTAAAGATTCAAATATACACATTTGTAACCACGTATTATTTACTTAATACTTACTCAGTAATTAATAAAATTATTAATATAATCAAAAAAACAACTAATTTATATAAATTGATAAGAGAAATGCAAAATGAATTAAATATTCAATATGATATATTAAAATTATTTTTGTCATTAATGTCAATTCATATGGCAGTATATTACAACTTATTAGCCAAAAACCCAATATTTGTAAGTACCATAGTAATTTTTATGGTTATAATAATTCTCTTAATGATCAAATTTAGATATAATTTGGAATTGTCTTTTAATAAAGAATCAGTGTTAGTATCTTGGATAATTATCTTTTTTGTCGTATTTATAATACTTGATATTTGTTCAATTGTTTTCCTATGTATCAGTAAAAATATCGACGAAATTAATATTGTAATTGTTATTATTAACATATTTTTAGTTTTGTTAATCACCATTTTAACAATATATGGTATTATCTTTTGTTTGAGCGATAAAGTATATAAAAAATGCGAAAAATACATAAAAGAACTTGATTTGAAATTATTTATTTGGGAATTTTCTTGCATTAATATTTTAGTAGAATATTTAACAAAGAAAAGTTGTGCCAAACAAAAAAGACTCTTGCAAATAATTCTCATTTTCATCGCATTGGTTACATTCTATTCAACAATAACAAACTCATCAACTAAAAAAATAATATTTTATGTTTCTCTAATTATCTCATCTATGTTATTGGTTATTATGTTAATGAATGTTGTCAACAAAAAAAATAAATTACTAAAAATGTTATGTGCAATTTTTATACTTTTTATTTTAATTTGTTATGTCATGATTAACTTAATTATTGGTCAAGAATTTGCCAGAACACAAAAAATAACTATAAATTTCATATCAATATTTGCATCATTCCAATATATTATTACCCTTTTTGGAATTATTATTGGAGCAGTAAAAGTATTACGTAACATTTGGATTTTGGTTTTTTGGATCATATACACGTTCTTAATAATTCATCTAACTTTTATGGGAGCATATTTCACAACTAATAAAATATTATCATATTATGGTTTTACTATTATTGTGTTATTAGAATCATTAAGAAAAATAACGCCTTTCGTGTTTAAAAGTGATTCTTCTGTCTCACCCGTTCCAATTGAATCAAATCAAAGTTCCATTCAATTAGTCGATAATTCTATTAATAATGATAGTAATAATAATCCTAATATAATTGAAGAAGATAATAAAAAAGATGATGAAATCAGTTTTAGTCACAACAAGTTATTCCAAATTATAAAATTTGTTGTCTCGTATACTATAATAATAATATTATCATTTAAAACTTTTGCAACTGAATATAAAAATCATGATAATTTAAATAATCCATTATATATCTTAAGTTTCATACCAATGTTGATATTTTCATTAGGTTTAGCAAATTTATTGTTATTTTTTATGTCTAAATTATGTGGATTTTCTGATTTGTGTCCGAAAAAATCAGAAAATTCAGAACAATCAGAAGAAGAAAACCAAGAACTACCTCCTCCCTATAATCCACAAATAATTATTACATCAGCCAATTCATCCTCATTGGTATAATTAGTACTTCCCATTTTTTTATAAAAATTTAATTAATAAAATTTAAATTATTTAAGACCTTAGTAAATCTATTTTTATGTGAAATATCATATTTGATCATATTGTTCCTGCATTTGCTACTTTTTCCTATATCATTACAACCAATAGCAATCGTCGTTTTAATAATCATATATTGGCCTATAAATGATCTAATACTACCATATATTATATTCTCATCGTTATCCATGTTGTATTTATTTAGATGCATCATCAGCGAAATGATAATTAGTGATGAGAAAAAATGGAATATTAAAACGCCATATTTTTTTGGGTGCTATATTGGTTGTATTGGTAACGTAATATATTGGTCACAATATGAACAATTAACGAAATTATTAATAGTACATATAATTGTAATTATAAATAACATAACTTGGATATTGCTTTATTATATATCAATAACAAATATTTTTGAAAGTTATATAGAAATTGAATATGTATATGAACCAATTGTATTTATTTTTTGATACAATCAATTATAAACATAATCTTTGGTCTCAGAAATTATGTGCAATTAGCAATAAATTTGTTTTTTATAGCTTATTGTTAGGATTTGTGTAAGATAGAATAGGCAGTGTCATCGAGTTGTTAAATCTGCTTTTGATGTTTGTTCTACTTATATCAAAGTGATAGCGTTTTTCTTTAATGTAGTAGCCACAAGTTCAATTTTAGGCAACAGAATAAATAGTAATTCATTGAAATTACAAATGTATATTTTTACATCGGTATTTAATATACTAAATTTTTTGTTAATAATTTATAAAATAATCAAAATTATTTATAATGGAATAAATAATTTATGTAAAATATTTGGAAAAGCAGAAGAAAGTATGCATCTAACATATAAAATAAAGTTATTATTAGTAGAAATATCACTTCGTTTGGCAATATATTATGATTCATTAAGAGATGTGCATTTAGTTACATAATAATAACCATATTTATAATAATAGTTCTAATTCCTTTGGTTTTAAATTGGAAAATATGGGAAAAAATGGTGTGGCTGCTCAATGTGTCCTTTTGTAGTGTCATTTGTTATAACAAATACATGCTCAATAGTTTTATTGTTCCGCCATAATATTATAAAGGAGGTCAATATGGAAATAATATTAATTAATATATTAATTTGTCTCTTAATTATCGTGTCAATAATTTGTGGTGATGAAATATGCTAATATTAATTATATTTATTTTATCAAAAATTGACGGAAGATGTTTTTTTGTGGAATTTTTCGACCATTAATATGTTAGCTAAATATTTTGAAGAAGATAGACATAATAAAGGAAGAATAATTACCATTTTATCTCTAATACCAATGATATTTTCGCATATATTCAATAGTAACTCGTTTATTAAAGATAAAATATTTTATGTTTCACTAATTATTACATAAATATCATGGTTATGTATGTCAATTACATTTATTAATAAGAGAAATAAATTACTTGAATTTTTATGTGAAATGTTTATATTTTTTGCATTAATATCTTTTTGTTATGAATGATTTACTTATTAACAATTAATGAAAGAACAATTGTTTGTCATAAACTTTATGTCAATATTTTCAAAATTCCAATACTTTATTGTTTTTTTTGAAATAATTATTGGAATTATTAATATATTATTACTAATAGGAAAAGTTATCGAACTTTTTAATATTTGTAGACGCAACATCCTCAATGACGCATATTTTTTTTAATATTTAAGGACCATAATTATAAAATATTTTTAGATGCTAACGTCTAAAAACACATTTGTTTTTAATATATAAGATCTTAAATGCAAATTTGTATAAGAATGGCAATAAAAGGTTTTAAATATGTTTAAACATAATATTTGGAAACATAATGATAATACCTTTATTTTTGAAAAGTTCGATAATTTTTATGAATAGTAATATATAATATTAAAATTTTTTGGTTTTGATTTTTACTACTATTATTAATAATTCACTCGACTTAATTCGATGCATATCCCACTAATAATATATTAGTAATTATATTTTATGGTTTTACTATTATCACTTTATTAGGATCATTAAGAAAAAACGTATATTATTATTTCCATGAAAATCCAACTGTTATACCTGAACAATCAGAAAATAAAATTGTAACAAATAATTATGTTATACTTGCTGGAAATGAAAATTATACTGAAAATGAATATATTACTTGTGATAAATTTGACAATGATTTAAGATTCTATGTTTTGCGTTTTATTTTACTAGCATTATCGTTGGTAATATTTTTATTGTAATGCAAAAACAATAACTGTAGTAATTTAACTAGTCCACTATTAATCATGTGTTTAGTACCAATCATAAAGTTATAACACGCATATCATATTACATAATAGTTTTTGTTATTAATACTGTATGACTTTGTTAATTTCGATATAAGAATAGACAATATATGTAATCTAAGTTAATTCTGGTTTTAATATATTTTCAATATTTTTATTAAAAATAAAAAATAAATTGAGATCTATAAATTAATTAGTTTTTTATAATAAAATTGAAATAATGAAATTATTGGAGTAGTTGATTATTTTGTTACATTTAGATCCACCACATGCTGTTGCAATCTTTAATATTATGTTCTTCATCTATAGAATTTATGATAATTTTCATTTCACTAATTGTGTTTACACCTAATAATACTTTAATATGGTTATATAGTATATTTATATTAATATCATCTGGATGTATTATAAGATGTGGTTTTAATGAAGTTAGTAATCATGAAAGAAATTGGAAAATAGTGACATTATATTGGCTAGGTGCAATATTTGCTATTGTTGGCAGCATTATTGGAAACATAATATTTTGGACACAATATGAACAATTGATGGAATCACTGGTTATTTACACATTTATGATTGCAAATAACGCAGTATGGGCATTACTCTTTTGCATTCCAACAACAGATATTTTTAAGGATTTTTTCGGAAAAAAATATCTATATTGGATTAGTTCCAGTTATTTTTTTGCACAAACAATTATTAACATACGTTTTGCCTATAAAGATAATTTGGAAGTAGTTTTGGCTGTATTTTTTATGATATCAATATGTGCCATAATAAATTATGTCATTTCTTCAAATGTTATAATAGAATCAAACCCGCCTAATGAATCAAATAAAGAATTTTGCTTTTTCTTAAAAGAAACAACGACATTTTGTTTTAATATAATAGCTATAAGTTCAATTTTAAGCAATAGAATAATTCATAATTCATTTAAATCACAAATTTACACATTTACTGTTGTGTTTAATATAATTAATTTTTGTGAAGTGATTAAAAAAATAATTTATGGTGTAAATTATTTGCACGAAATAATTGAAAGAATAAAATATAATTTTGATTTAATATATAAAATATTAAAATTATTATTAACATTAATATCAATTCATTTAGCTATATATTATGATTCATTAATTGAAAATATTGTGTTTCTTACTAATACAATAGTGTTTATGTTGATAATAAGTCTTGGTATGTTGTTTCTTAGATATCGGCAATTCAATCATGATGAAAAAGTAGTTGTAATGACTCCTTTTGTATTAACCTTTATTGCACTTGATATATATTCAATTATTCTGTTATGTAATTACGAAGTTATTAATGAAATCAATATATTAATTATTACAATTAATGTATTAATTGGTACTCTAATTGTCATATTGATGACTTATTCTTTAATAAAATGTGCGGATCATGATTGTTTTGTATCAACATTTAATGTAATTTATTATTTGTTTTGTTTTGCAGGTATTGATGCTCTTGTTGGATTTTTCACTAGTAAAAAAGTAAAAAAATACATCTTCTTATTTAAAATATTAGCATCATTATCGATTTTTATAGTAATATTTTTGATATCTTTTCCTTCAGTTAAAGAAATGATATTTTATTACTCATTAATTTTTTCACTGATATTATGTCTTTTAATATCAATAGCTGTTACAAAAAATACTAAAAAAATAAAATTTTTATGTGGAGTCCTAATAATTTTAACAACAACTTGTTTTGTCATGAATAATTTAATTTTTGGTCATCAAATAATAGAGCCCAATTTAAAAATAAATTTTATATTTGTATTTTCAATAATTGAATATGTATTAGTTACTATTGGATTTATTATTGGATTATTAAGAATTACCCGTAATGTAAAAATCATAGGTTTTTGGTTTACATGTTCATTATTAATTATACATTTAGTATTATTAGGTGCTTGTCCAACTACTGAGAAGTTATTAATTTCATATTATACTTCTGCTGCAATTCTCTTTTACAAATTATTGGAATGGATAGCATATTTCATAAGTTTTGGTAATCCTGTTGTTTCACCTACACAAAATCAGGAAAATTATATTGAATTAAATGGTATAACCGTCGAAAATGAAAAAAAATCTGAAAGTGGAGATAACAAAGAAAACATATTAACAAATACAAAAGATGATATATTAATTGATGAAAGTGCAGGAGAACTAATTAATAACAACATCAGATCCGATTTATATGATGATTCTAAAATCAAAACAGATATCTCAGGAATTTTAAGTGAGACTGGTAATATAACAAACAATCAAACAATTACTAGTAATGTTGCATCTGACACATCTAATTCTAATATGGATGATCAATTGCAAAATCTGAATGACGAATGTAAAAACTTTATTGAAAGTATCAAAATTATTTCTCTTACTAATATCGTTATTGGATTGTCATTAGCAATATTTTCATTTGAATACAAATATAATAATTGTAGGAATTTGACTAATCCGTTATACGCTATATCCTTAATACCAGCTGGTTTATTTGTTCTTTGTTCAATTTATTCCATAATAGTTATAATAGTTTTTTTGTGTGGACCATTTAATCTTGAAATAGTAAGAAACGATGCCACAACAAATATCATGACGGAAGAAAAAACACATATATAATATTTTTTTATACAAAATTCATATTTTTTGGTTTTTTATTATTATTAACCTTAAAAAAACAAAAAAAAGTCATCGTGCTTTTAAAAATTATACATGCATTATCGTATTAACAAAATTATAATTTAATTTGTTTTTCGAGATGGTAGTTTTTAAATATTTTTAGATGCTAACGTCTTTAAAATATTTATATTTTTAATAATGAAGTTCTTTTAAAGAAAAATCATAAAAAATGGCAAATTAGTGATTTATATTATGTCTTCCAAAGATTATGAGTAATTAACAATAAAAAATTGAAAAAACTATAACTTTGAACATCCACTGATAATAAAATCTTAATATATTTTATTATCATGCTTTTACAATATTCAATATTATGTGCATTATGTTCCGAATTGATAGTAATCATCACTTCGTTGTTTATGTATAAATCAATAAATAATTTGGTATTGGCACATAACACGTTATTAATAATATCTATAATTAGTTTAATAATATGTTTTATCCAGGAAACAAGAAATATTGAAAGAACAAGAAATATTGAAATACTATATTTTTCGAGTTTGATATTTTCAACTGCAAGTTCTTGTATTAGTAATATATTGTACTGGACACAATATGAACTAATTGAAGAACTATTAATTTTTCACATAATTACAATTGCAAATGATATTATGTGGGGATTAATCTATTGTGAAACTATAGTAAATAATATAAATGATTATTTTTCAAAAATGTACATATCTAATATTGGTTGTATTTATTATTTAACACAAATAATTATAAATTTTGTTTTTGGTCATCAAAATAAAACAGGATTAATAGTTAATATATTATTTATAATAATAATTCTCCTGCTATTATTATATAATTTTAATGGAAATGCGAGCTTAAAAACTTGTTTACTTGGTATTATTAAAATTATAACGTTTCTTACTGTAGTAATAGCAACAAGTTCAATTTTAAATAATAAAATAAATGAATATGCATTAAAATCACAAATATATATTTTTGTAACAGTAATATTTCTAGTTAATATTTGGGTAATAATCAATGAAATAAATTATCATATTAATAATGGAACAACTAGGTTATGTGAATTAATTGAAAATGTGGAAAATATGTTAGGATATAAAACATTAGCTTTAATTTTAACATTAGTATCAATTCATGTGGTGGCATATTATGATTCGTTATCTGAAGACATAATATATTTATCTAATGAATTAGCATTCATAATTATAATATTGTTTTTTATGAATAATATTGCGAATTTTATTAGTCACGAAAATTTAACTTTCGTACCATGTGTGTGCTTAGCATTTAACATATTTCCCCCATTTGATATTTATTCAATGATAATGATTTTCATGCAAAAGGGAATTAATGAAGTTACCATTGCAACCATTTTTATTAATATATTAATAAGTATTGTAATTATTTCATGGCTAATTAATGCTTTAACATATCGTACATGTATTTGTAATTATATATCAACGATTGACATAAAATATCTTGTTTGGGACTTTCCAATTGTAAATATTTTGGTTAGATATTTTAATAGTGAAAGAAGTAAAAAAAACAGAAAAACTATTATGTTAATACTATTGTCTATAATAATAATAGCATTATATTTGGCAGTAATGAGTTCATCTGCTATAGAAAAAATATTTTATGTTTCACTAATTATTACATTATTTTTGTGGTCATGCATGTTAAAAAATTTTGCTAAGGACCATGGGTTATTGAGAATATTATGTGGTGCTTTTGTTTTTTTTGCATTAATTTGTTTAATCATAAGTCATTTTGTTTTTGGTCAACAATTTTCCGAAAAAAAAACAATAACATTTAATTTCACACTAATATTTTCAATATTCCAATATACTATTGTTTTAATTGGAATTTTTATTGGAATAATCAAAATTTTAAAAAATATTAAAATTTTATGTTTTTGGTCTGTATGTCTTTTGTTAATAATTCATTTAACCTTATTTGGTGCATTTTTTACTACCGATAAATTAATGGTTTCTTATAATATTTATTCCATTTTTCACTTGTTAGAATTACTAAGATATTTTTCACAATATTTATTTAATGGAGAGTTTACTGTTTTTTCTGATCAAGAAGAGAAAAATACTATAGAATTAAAGGAACGATTAATTGTTAACGAAATATCCGATGAAATATTATATAATAAAAATAATGTTATAAATGAAGATAATAATCAAGTTGGAAATATTAATGAATCAGATCAATATATTAAACATATAAGTTTATTTGTTGTTTCACTTGTATTATCATTGACAATATTAATAATAGATTGTAAAGATAATAGCTGTAATAATTTAACTAATCCATTAAATATCATGAGTTTATTACCAATCGCTGTTATCATAATAATTATAATAGTTTATTCAGTAATTGGTATAAGAAATTTATATAATATAGTGAGAAGATCAGGAGAATTAGAACCAATAAGATCAAATAATAATAATAATAATAATGAATTAATCATTTAA